CTTCTGTTTGGCATTTACCTGCCGTAGCCATTAACACAATTTTTTCTTCATCTCTCGATATCAACCAACCAACACTATAGCATATAGCCATTGGTGTTTCTATACATTTTTCAATGTCTTGCCATCCCTCTTCACCCTCTTGTGCATCGTGCCATGTTACCTTTACTAAAGGGTAGTTGGACATATTAAGAGAAATACTTTTTAATACGATCTATAACTTTTTTTACAATTGCTTTAATTTTATCTAACATAATAACTCCTAGCCTAATGGGCTACTTGCTGCATCAAGACCTTTCCACAGGTCATCTATTTCTAACTTAAACTTTCTTACAGCTTCCTCAAAACCAGCAATAGCATCTGCCATCTTTTTATACTCGTTTCTCATCTCAATCCACTCTTTCTCCATCTCTATAACTTTTGCTTGTGATGTAGCAACATTAGTTAAAACCTCTTGTTGTCTTTCTTTTATACTATCTAACAAGGTAGTTAATTCAGCTAACTTACCTTGTAAATGTGCTAAATCGTTATCTTCTATTTTAGTCTTTATTGTCTCGATTTCAAGGTTTAGTGGCTCTAAATCTGGTACAGTTATACTATCTACTGCATTTTCTAAATTACTTATCCTAGATACAAACTCACTTGCTGCCCAGATACCACCACCAATCGTGGTAGCAAAAGAAAATAAGATTGCTATGTAAACACCCTTAAACTTAACGCCACCTACGTTAAGCTCCATATCTTGTAAACTCATATATCACCCATTGTGCTAGGTCCTTGTGAACCTAAATTACCATTTTGATTGTTGTATTCAGTTGTAGGATTTTCGTTTTGCACATTGATTACATCTTGCACTAACTGAACGGGATCATAGAGTTTAGCATTAGGTGTATATCCACTTCCAATAGATGCGACAGATTCACCTGCTCCGTAGCTATAAGCAGAATACATTTGATCTACAGTAATAGGAGGTGTATCTCCGTAAAAGCCGTCATAGACTTCTGTAACAGCTTGTGTCCAACCTATAGCACCATCGTTATTAAAGAACATACCTTGTAATACAGTATCAGTCGCATTATCCCAAGTGATTGTCATTTGGTCTGACCAGGCATCATAGCTTACTGTAGAATTAGTTATATTGGAAAGAGTAGATATTGCATCGTGATTGATAATAGCCAATGCTGCTGCATCTTGGCTTGCCCACAAACTTGCTGTTGCTGCTTGTGCTTTATCTTCAATAGTATCTAGTGATTGGTTAAAAGTTTGGACAGTCTCCTGGTCTATCTGGACATCATTAGCTCTAATATAGTTTTGTAATTGTATTCTTTCATCATCAGTTTGTGCATTTATAGCTTCAGTATAGATAGCTTCGGCCTTAGATATTTCTGTTGCTGCTTCACTAAACATATCGATAGCAGCATCCATTTGATCTTTGTTATCTTCATAGCTTTGTACTAATAAGTGTTCAGCACTGTAATAATTAGCATTGGCTGTATCAAGAATAGACTGATTGTAATAAGCTACTTCTACTAAATCTATCTTATGTGAGTCAGTACGACCAGCAACAGGTACAATAGTTCCCTCTACTCCACTAGGGTCTGTTGGGACACCCAAAGACATTTCTACAACACTAGCTTGAGCATTACTCACTTGCGTATTGATATAGTTCGCTGTATTGATAAGCTCTTGTATCTCGGCATACTCGCCTTGAGGTCTAAGTGGGTTAATGTTAGGGTCAATAAGATTGCCAAAACTGACACTCTGCGGATAATAGACTCCTGTATCACCACTTAGTTGTGCGGAAGCGAGAAGAGATAGACTCGCCATTAGTTTTCTCTTTGTGTTCGCCATTCGTTTCTCCATTTATTCCTAAAGCGACATCAAAGTATTCTTTGTTCTCTTCATATCCTCTAACAAACAACACAGGTTTTCTTTTCATAGTAAGGTATGCGTTCTTACCTGCTACTACCTTACCACCAACTATAAGTGGACAAGGTGTGCCACTCTCAAACATACTCAACCAAACATCGTCAGACTGACACATCCTGGTTATAGCTGCAATCTTCATATTTAACGTAAATAGCATTTGTGCATCTTTACGTCTATTACATTCTGGGTCTTGTATGTACTTACCTTGCGACACACCAAAATGCAAACTAGATAATCCTCCTGTTGCTGACTTCAAACAACTATCATTACCACCAGACATCATACTAGGTGCGACTGCACTTGCTACAGGTATCTCAGATGCTGACCCAGCACCATTATATTGATTTGTATTAGTTGTAGTTGTGTTATTGCTATCTACTGTAGCACCTTGTTGATTGGTGTTTAAATCACCAGTTTGTGAGCTTGTATTACCACTATCTGTTTGTGAGTAGACTGGCAAAGATATAAGTAAGATTATAAGCAGTCGAACCATAATCTGCTACTCAGATGCGAGTAAAATAAAATCACCAACATCTCTCATGGTATCTATATCATCTATAACAAAAGAGTATAAAGTATCATATCCATCAATACTAATCGTTATAGCATTGTCAGATGGTGCATACTCCACAACCAGGCTTTTGTTGGTTTTTTCGTCTTTGATTTCCATCGTGAGGACTCTCTCCATTTAATCTCCAATACGCTTAAGTTGTTCTTTGATCTGTTCTTTCCATTCTTCTATCATATCTCGATAGTCTGCTGAATACAGTTTCTTTGGCTTTTTAGCATCTGCAAGCATTTGGTCTACAAAGTCTTTACCATACATCTCTTGCATATACACTGTGTATCTTTGTGCTGCATCTCCATGTTTCATACCAAATTGATTACAGGACATACACTGAGGATGGATATTCTCTTCCTCTAGCGACCAGTATGAACTAGATCCTTTTGGTATGAAATGACCGCCTTGTATGCCCTCATTCCACCTCTTTACGACCCCACAAGTAACACAAGTACAGTACCCTTTGTCATCAGCAGCTTTAAGCCTGACGAGCTTCTGAAGCGTTGCTAGAGCCTCTTTACGCAGTTGTTGTGGTGTTTTAGCCTTTTTCTTTGGCACTTTTCTCTGCTTCATACTCTTTGGATGGTTTGACATCTATGTAATTACAAGATTTTGTAAGTATATGTGGGCAAAAATAACCCAACAAACCTCCGTCTTTATGTCTAACAGTTTCTAAAAGTTTGCCACAACTAGGGCAGTTTTGTATTGTGGGTATAGTCATTTAAAATGGTATATCGTCTTCAAAGTCTTCTTCAAATGCAGGTGCTTGTTTTGGTGCATCTTTCTTCCAGGCATCCTTTTCTTGTATCTGTAAACTCATAAAGTTTGCACCAGCTTTGGACTTTTTAAGCCAAGCAGCAACTTCAAAGTCTTTGCCATTTACATTTAATGGTCCACGATAGTCAGGTTGCTTGTCGCTTTTCTTGTCATTCTTAAATAATGCACCAGAATTGGTATTATCAAAATCACTCATTTCATACTCCTTTTAATAGTTTACGTTCTTCGGTTGTAAATGGTGCAGTAGAAACCTTAGTCGGTGCTTTCCACATCGCCATTTGATCTTCTTCTGTTATTTCAGAAAATGCTTCTCTAGCTAATGATACATTATCATCTGTAGGATCTAGTAAATATTCCTTTATGGCTTTAACAGATCTTCTGTTTCTAGTTACAGCATCCTGGCAAATCTCTTCCACAGTTGGTTCTTTTGCCTCTACTCTAAGCATAGCACTTTCTGCATCATCGTCAGCAGTTGGTATACCAGCCATAGCCTGTAAAGCATATCGCCTAGCGTATGTAATACAAGAACCACCAGATTGAGGATCTTGCTTAACAGTTGGTAAATAAAACTCTTCTGACAAAAACTGACCTGATGTGTGCATTAGTATAGTCTTAACACCTATGCCTCTGCCACCCTCAGATGTAATTGGGAACTGAACATAGCACAAACCATTATTTGCAAATGGTTCTTTGATAGCTTTGATAACGCTAGTAAGATCTGCGTAACTAGATTTAAAAAAAGGGTTTTTTGCATCTTTAACTGCACCACCCATTTCTGATTGAGCTTTACATAGTGCAGTAGATAGCTCGTTAATGTGTTCGCTTTTGTTCATCTCTCGTCTCCTGAATACTGATTAATATTAGCGGATCACTTCTACCCAATGACTCTACTTTCTTTATTTCGTAGCCATCAGGTATATTCTTTAACCACTCCATTAAATCTTTCATGCTTCCTCCTAAAATGGTAAATCGTCAAAATCAATATGATCTCTATTTTGCTCATCCTTATCATCATATATCTGATCTACTAACTCAGATATATAACCCAGAAACTTCATCCTGCCATAACAAAGTTGCTCTGAAGCATCTTTTATAGCTTTGCATAACTCAAACTCTATAGCACCCTCATCAAAATCATTAGGGTATACAACAGGTTCTTTATCATCAATTAAATTTTCTATTTTACTCATTTAACCCTCCAGTCTATCTGATAAAACTTTCCATGCTAGTGCTGCTGTTTGTGGAACAACACCATTACCACACATTCTAATACGATCTACTCG